CGAAAACAATTTCGGTACGATTTTCAAATTCGTCGAAGTCGTCGAAGTCGTCTTCGTGAATGATTTCGACATTGCCATCATCCTCAGTAATAAGCTCCATATCAATTGAAGTGCATCCTTCAGCACTTTGGCCATGGTCTGCGTATACATGCACTGAGCGCATACCATGCTCATTTTGTAAAGCTTTTAACCTATCAATTACCATTTGTGAATTCATAAAATCTCCCCCTGTGGAACCGCAAATAAAACATTATTGATGTCTCATGGTAAAATGGTCTGCCTTGAAGGATTCGAACCCTCACTCTAAGTTTAGAAGACTTATGTGCTGTCCTATTACACTAAAGGCAGTTTTAAATGGTTATTCTTTAATTTCAGTAGGCTGGGGCTGGGCAATTGCCCGAACCAGTGCCATAAATCCCGTTTCAAGGTCAGTGCGCGCCATAGCAATCCAGCGGGAAGCTCGTGCGTTCCTGTAACGCTCTTTCTCACTTTGTTTACTTAATGCTTTATTGATGAGATGCGTTTCGACGTTGCTTAGAAACGCCAGGCAACGAGCCTCAAGTTGTTTGGCCTCATTCATCAAGTCAATTTCTTCCTGAGTCAGATCACGGTATCCGCTGATTTTAGTATGTTGATTATCCATTGTGCTCTCCTGCTGTTTGGTGGAGGTGTTCGGACTCGAACCGAATTCTTACGTGTTCCCGCGATGGGCATTCACGCAATCGACGCCATGTCACCCCCAATAGTAGTAGTAGTGTGGTGGCTGGTGCATTCACCGCACTAAATAGGACTCTGGTTGGACTCGAACCAACACCACCGGCAATGTCTCTCCGGTACACGTAGCTACGTGCTGACCTACAATGCAACCGTTACACCACAGAGCCCTAATTAGTGCCCTCGAATATACCGTCGAAGGTTCGGTAGCGCGCCGACCGAGACTGCTCAATCCGCATAACGCACTGAATAGGGGTTTATGTAGTGCTTATGGCCTTAGACCTACCTCGGCTAACGAAAACCCCTAATTAGTGCCTCCTAGTTATACCGCTAAGAGGTTCGGTTATCAAAACCATTGATCGGAATTCAAAAATCAACCCCCCTTGTTGTTGCACGAAAAAAGTGTGCTCGCATTATGCGATCATAAGAGGCTTCATTATCGATATGTTGTCCGTGTAAAGGATTTTGCATTATATTACGCAGCCATTCGGCTTCATCAGAATTTAGCTATAATTTGATTGAGATAGTTTGTTCAGATTTCATACAGCATTCCTTCCAGTTATACTAAACTATCGTGGTATTCCACCAACTCTGCGATCATACACTCCCGTGAAGCATTCCACGCCGATTGCCATGTCTCCCAAGAATCATTGAGCGGGTGGGGGTGTTTTGGATAATCCGTCCAACAGTACATTTCAAGTTCGTCATTCCACGTACATTGCTTAGCCATCGGCATCGACTTCTCGAACAGCTCCTTACTTTTGGGCATTTGCATCTTCTTCCTCTTCCTGTATTGCTGTTTTCATAATTTCGTACATCTCAATAACCGCCAGGATTGGGGTGTTGTCGATGTGCATTTTTATTTTACTCGCGGCTTGGGTGGCTTTTACTCGCAGACGATCACTTTCGGTTGCTGGTCTAGCGTGTGCGCGACTCCACGCCCCCCCACCAACCAGAGAACCGTTTCGCTTAAACCGTTGTCCATTCTTCAGAATAACTTGCGTTTTAGTGGTACGCTCGACTTCCCTGATATCGCCGTGGAGGTCACCGAAGCCCCCGTAACTTGCCACGTACAGACTATCGCCCTTAACTGTTTCTTCTAAGGGATTCATAATCTTCATATAATATTACCAGAGACAATCATTGCCTGTATTTCCGAGACGCGTTCGTCGTGGGTAGTCTTGTCGGACTCTTTAACATCAAGAGACTCCTTATACGCGTCGATGATATCCCATGCGAAATCTTCAATTGCAGCCCGTATCAACCCAACATCCCGATCCTCAGAAGGATACACTAACATGGCAGTAAGCGGGCTTTGTGACGCAATAGTAAATATATCTGTATCAGTTAACATCATGTTCTCCTATTTATCGTACAACGGGACTGTTTGCCCTAACGATGATTCATCCACCGGAACCGAGTATGCATTGCCATGGGACAAATCACCCGATTGAAAAGCTACCAAGTCACTAGGAAACATCCAAGCAACCGGCTCTTTCTTTTTTTTGGCTACTACAAGTTCAGCCTCCAAATCGGTGATGGCGTTTAATGCTCCTCCCAGTACCACTTGAGTTTTGGGATCCAGGTTAACGTACAGCGCCATAGCCAGGGCCGTTTTAAGTTCCTTATACGGATCATTCATCGCTGTTCTTTCCGTTACTGGATGCCACTCATCATCAAAGTAGGTGTGGGGGGTTGAATCCAAAGCACCTACTCGGATGATCGTGAGCAGTCCTTGGTTGCATGATTCCAAGTCTTCATCTGACGGATCATTGTTCGTATGCATCGGGGTTTGATCCCCGTCAATTAAATACAGGTACTTTGCGAAAATAGCCATTCTATAAACCTCTCTGTTGTTTTTTAGTAAGATGTACTTTATACCAACGGTTTCTTCATGTCAACCGTTCATAACAATATACAGCTTTTTCATAATAAGAAGTACCCCATGATTATACGATACTGATCTTCTGTGGGAGTGATAACGTGTTCAAGATTCTTAGGGATTAATTGCATATCGAACATCAAATCCCACAATGGATGGTCTGGGTAGATACTAAAAAGTTGACCATCGTCGTATTTCATAGATTTAAATTTTTCGAGAACACGCCACGCAGATAAGTCATCAGTGAACAAAGGGCGTTCATCAAATATCTTGAGCTCATTGTCCGGGTCGAGCACGATAAAAATTTGAATATTTTTCATAGCATAACCAAACTTTTAATTTCTTCTATCTGATCTGATGTTAAGTTTTCTTCGTCAAGAATCCCACTACAATATTCTACCATTCCTTCCATCTGGCTATCCTCTATCTATAGCTGAATGATACATAAGTTACCCGTAGCAAAGCAGTCAGTGTCGATGAAGTTGAGATTGCCCAGGGTAGATGGCTTCCTCACAATAGTATGCCCAGCGTATACCTTCTCAACACCAGACACATAGACGGGTTCGGATCGGCCAATAAGGCTGCGACCCCATAGCATGGATTCCTCATACGCCGTTGCCCCCCACACATAAGGCGGTTCGGCATGAATGATACCTACCTTACCGACGGTGATCATATGCGGCATGGTGGCTATTAGGGAGTCACACAGGCCCTTTAATTCAATCTGCTCTGCTTCGGTCAAACTGTCCGACCACATTCCACCATTCATAAACCATAATCGAGGATTCCATTTCTTGCAGTACACATTGAACATCATGTCCTCATGGTTACCCATGACCGCATGAAACCAAGGCTCTTTGGTCAGTCTTAGGCATTCCAGGGATTCTGGACCCCGATCAACGAGATCACCCACAGAGAATACCCGATCGACCTCTTCATTGAAGTTCACATCCAGGAGCTTATCCATGAGATGTTTATAGCAACCATGAAGGTCGCCAATAACAAAATCTCTGCCCTCGGTGTTTCTGTCGTATTGATGATGAATAGCATTCATGGTAGGTTCTCCCGTATTTTTTGTAGCCTATCAGCATCGACGGTGGTTGTCAATGCTGAAATATGGCGATTCCAGTCATAATAATGCAAGCTCTCGTAGGGACATGAATAGATCGAATGTCTCTTCGTCTATTTCATAATGGCCTCCCCAAGGGAATTCCATCGCGTCAGCAAGCATACTGAGCTCATCCGGATCTTGTCGTCCGTCGATAGTACCCATCCATAAGGACGTGAATATGAATGAAATTTGTTCTTTTTCTTTTTCATTATCATCAGCAAAAAACTCTGCTGGTACGATATTCATAAGATACTTGGTGGTTTCTGCACTAACAAACCACTGTTTTTTGTTAGTGCATATGCTACCGAAAGATCGATACCTGCTATCAACAACCGCAACCTCTCCATCTCGGTCTCTGTATAGGTGATATGACATAGTGTTTTCCTACAACCCCATTATGTTGTCAACGTTTTTCAGCGTTATTAGCATAAGTTCATACGTTTCCTGATCGATCACGAACATTCCAGCACGTCCCGATGTAAGAGAGAAATCAAATAGTTCAAGTATGAATTTAGCGCGAGACCTATCGACAGAATATAACTCAAATTTGAATCCCTGATTTTCTACCTGATGCCAGAGTAAACGCCAGTCTCCTCCACCAGCCCAGTATCCCCCAGACGTATCCCGCCGCATATGATCAATCATTATATCATCATCAGGAATCACATAGAAACCGTAAGAGCAGTCAACATAGAGTGCGTAGATATCTTTCATTGTGTGACTCCACGAGCATAAATATATGGCATATAACCCAGTTCAAAAGGATTCTACCATGAAATTGTACGAATTGCTACAAGAAGCCCCCCTTCCTTCCGACTGGGATCCTTCTATGTTTGATCGTCCCGGAACCTCATTCAAAGCGATGGTGCAATACGCTAAAGACCGAGCCGAGCAGGTAGGCAGAGGTTCAGCTCGCGTTGCTTTCAAGGTACCTTACAAAGGCAGGGATACCGTAATCAAGATTGCCATGAACACCAAAGGATTGCGCCAGAATGAGGAAGAAACTCGGCTGATGGATGACTGGTATTTGGCTAGTCTCGGTATAACCATTCCATTGATCGACTATGACGAACGCAACAGTATGCCCACATGGATACATACTGAGTATGCCAGGAAAATCTCAAATAGACAATTAGACGGGTTCTTTGGCGGGATATCGTTCAATGCGGCACTGGAGTTCATCTCAAATGAACGTAACTACCGTGGGCCTATGACGTTTCAGTTGCCTGATTCTGTCCATGATAATGACACGTTTAGCTCCTTGCACGATTTGCTGATGTCCTATGACCAGCTTGCTGTTGGGGATTTATCCAGGAAGGCTAACTGGGGGCTCTATCGTGGAGATCCAGTAATCCTGGATTTAGGCGGTACCGAAACAGTGCTTCGTGAACTGTATGGTGGCCGGTGACATCAGTAGTCTAAGTCTGCATTCAGAAGATCTAGCATCCTCTTTACTTCTATGGTGCCTGGAGAGGTTAATCGGATTCGTGACCTAATACCGGCCATAGATGCAAACTCATCCGGATCTATTTCATTGTTAGCCCCCTCCCAAATTGAGAAGTCCTGATTGAATTTGTTCCACTCAAATATAAACTTGCCAGCAGATGACCACACCGCGACCAATGCCCCGTCTTTTTTGTACGATTCGAAATCGCGTTCATTAGAGACGATACACCAGTTCGTGTCTTTACAGAATTTCTTCGATGCGGCGAAGTTATCCAGTTGAAAAAATACGAGACCGTTGTTTCCTCTCATTTCTGTATAATCGGGAACCCGGTCTTCATCTATCTGGCTAAGGAACCTTCTCAACGAACGAAGCTCGGACGGGTTATCATTAAGCATACTGATCCAGTGCCCGACATCCCGTTCCCTTCCACTGATCCAATTGTTTGAGACATATTCCTTGAACTGATCGGCAGTCCCGTTACTAATTAAATCCCTGACTTGCGTAGAGGTAGAGTTATACTCCGCCAAACTGTCCATAGCATTCCGGATCGCCATCTTAAAATCTTTATAGCTTTCGGTTATAATAATAAGCTCGTCAAATTTCATTCTTCTTCCTCCGTGAAGAGGTGATCATAATCGGCATGAATGCACTCGGTTATTTTAAACTCAAACTCTATGTTTTCCGGATTGGGGTGGAAGTTAATCAAAAAACTCAGTATCACTTCAACGCCAGATAGCAACCAATCAGCCCATACCCATCGACCTTGTACAATGGGGCCATTAATTTCAACCGATTCCATATCACTGAAATCGAACTTTACCGGGATGAAATCGAACATGAATCCGTTATGGGTCCATGTGGGTACGTATTCAGTATCAGTCATGTAAGCTCCTGTGGGGGGTCGATACCAAGGACGTTGTAAACCAAGCCCCAGGCATCCGCTGTTCTGTCTGTCTCTACTAATAGATGAAACTCGTCGAGTTCATCTGCTGACGCATATTTGACGAACTGAGCCAGTTCCATTATTCCTACCATACCGCGATAGACCATGTACCCATCGAGCTCCCTTAAACCGATTAGAATGTTTTTGTTGGATCATCTAAGAAAGACTTTTTAGTGTCTTCATCTCGGGGATCAAATTCGTCTGTCATATCCGTATTGGGATCGTCTACGGTAACATCATCCGTATCTACTCCATTGTACGGAACTGCATCATCCCCCTCAGTGTCCACTTGATCGGTGTAAGCACCCAAGATACCGCCGTTGTCTCTGTTGATTGGTATTTCATTAGCCTCTCTCTTGTTGTCGAGAGGGATTGCTTTTAGAATGGAGTAGTACTTCTCGTATTCCTGTTCACGATCAACATCAATAATCTCCCAGAATGCCCTCTTTCCGCCAAGCGAGAAGAATGGCATCTCAATGACATCGCCGGTTCGTATCACTCTTCCTAATTGGTCATATGAGTTGACGTGGACTCTGAATAGCTTCTCATCTCCGATCGGATTCATTATACCGAACTGGGAAAGGTCCACCGATTGCTCTGGGTTTTCTTCATTCCAGATATTGATCTCTACGGGAGTTGATGCGTATGCTCTATCTGGGACTTCCATAAAGGCGGTAACTTGAACGTCGGATGTGGTAGGGGTCGCATTTTCTCTACTTCCGAGATACAGCCACACAAAAGCAGTCTTCCATGTTAGGGAGACTTTCTCATATGCCAGCCTACTCTGTAGACTTCTCGTTTTGTTTCCGTAGACGCCAACTTTAGGACGTTTGACACTCCACACCATGTATCATTACCTCTGACTTTATTTAGGGGGTAGGGGGTTACTTCTTGATACGACGTCTTGCATTGGAGATACTGGACAGGTTGTTGAATCGATCGATCTTAGATGCGATGTGGCTGTTGAGCTCTGGCTTATCCTTGAGAATCTCAATGACTTCTACAGTATCAAGGTCGTCCGTATTGAGTACCAACAACACGGGGGACTTCTTGAGGATGACATCGCCAGCACCCCTATCATCGTATATGGCTGCGTAACCAAGGATACCCCGGAGTAGTGTCTCCCACTGAATCTCACTGTCTATCTTGGCCACTTGGCGGGTGAGTGTCCATATACGGGCAAACACATTCGTCTCTTTTGATCTTACGGCCTCTTGTAGGGATTGAAGAACCGCAACAAAATCGGGCTCTTTGATGTAATAAGAAAGGATCTTCTGATAGTCTTCTTTATATTTGGCTTCATTGTACTGACTAACCACCAACGTATCTACCTGGTGGTATTTGAATCGGAACAATCGAACGTACATGGCTGAGGTCTTTATTCTGCGGCCTACCATATCATTGACCGGATATGCCAGAACCCCTCTTGGGCGATCAAGTCTGTCATCCAGACTTTTGTTGATCTCGAAATCTCCGCTGTCATTGAATGACCCAAAGACATACGTCACTCCGTAGTAAGGAATGATCTTTGTGGTGTCCAAGTCACGGTCGCCCGCGTTGCGTCGGTATGCTTCGTTAAGTTCCATTTAAGTATTTAGGCCTTATAGTATATCGAGGTTCCTTAAGTCCTTATAGATTTGAGTGATGTCTGATTTCATCTTCGAGCTTTTTTTGCTGCTGCGGTAATGGATTCTGATCAAGTCGTCGATCCTGGGGTCGATCTCGCGTCGTATTTTATTTAAAAGCTGTTCATCTGTCAAATCAATCATTCCACCGGTGGTGAACCTTGGTTCCATCTCATCGAATTTGTTCCAGAACAATTGGGTTAACGTCGGTTTAGTGTATATCGTTATTTTTCTTTCTGCTCGGTTGATGACTATCTTGTATTTCGGATTCGTTCTCATCAACCAACGATGGTAGCCAAAGAACCCTGGGTCGAAATGTTGCTGTGCGGTTGCGGAGGGCCACTCGTGCCAAACGCTTTTATTCATAATCACAGTCTTCACCTCAAGATACCCAGCCGACATCATGATGACAAATATTGACAATAGTAATAATGCTTCTAACATAAATATTCCTTAAAGTAGTTCAGAGTTTTTGAGGTCTTTTGTAAGATGCGTTACGTCAATTTTATTTTTTCTTTTCACTTGGGTCTTGGACCTTATTCGATCATTCTTATAATCCAAACAGATATTACCAAATCTTCGCATGATCGTCTTATAATTTTCTGATCTTCCAAAAAAATCATCGGCCTCAGAATCTGTTGGCTCCACATTCATATGAAATTTACTATCCAAAGTACGCACGGTTGTGAACTTCGTATATTTGACCCAAAAGAAAACCTGTTCCTCCTTTGTATTAATGATCACTTTAATATCTGGCTCATCCAAAAGCAAGCAATCATAGAACCCAAAAAAGAACGGGCACCTGATGAAGTCCACAATATGCATCTTGTTTGATCTTGGCGCGCCCAATGCAATACCATAACGAATCAACGCCCATAATCCTCCGGCAGCAAGTAAGACTAATAACGACAAAGAAATAATAAAAAAAATTTCAACGTAAATCATACAAGTTCCTCTGGGTAGCTCGCCATAAATAGAGGGGTCATACTATCAGGAATTCCCACTATGTCAACCGTATACGACTACAATCATGATGATCAAATTGAAAAATTTACACTTCAGGTTACCCGTGCGATGTCCGGGTTTCAAGTGAGGGCTGACAACCAAGGAGGTCTCCAGCGAGTCTCTGTGGCTTTTGGCGCACCTGAGCGTATCGTTGCAGCCATCAACTCCAATGATGACAAGTTCACCAACTATACCGTTCCTATGATGGGGTTGATGTTGACCAGTATGGACATTAACCCGGACAGGATGACTACCTCGCATTTCAGTGAAGCTTTAACCTTCCGGGACGACCTTGGTGATCATAAGCAGCTAAATCGTACTGTTGGGGTACCTATTGAGCTTTCATACGAAGTGGCAGTATATGCCAGCTCAATATCCCAACTATTGGAGCTGGTTGAACAAATATCACTGACACTCTACGACGGTATCACGGTTCAGAAGTCAAATGACATCACCGACAGCAACTATCGAGCCAAGCTTAGGTTGTCTGGTATCGGCAGTGGCATCAGTTATCCGGTCGGTACTGGACGTAACCTTGCCACCGTTAACTTGAATCTGGTACTGAACATCATGCTGAGCTATCCGCAGTCAGTGATTGACACCTATATTGAGCAAGTAGAACTGGGGACTGGTATTGATGGTAGTGGTACTCTGAGAGACATCGAAGTAATCACCTAAAGGAGTTCGACCATTTCGTTTCTTGGATAACAAGTCGTATTGTTCATAACATACTCAACTCATCAATCTCTTTGATTATCCTCAGTAGTTTTTCTTTTGTTACAAAATACATCACACCGATAGCTATTTCAAATCCCATGGACTGGTCTATAACATTTATAGCTATATCGTTTCTTGGTTCCGTATATTCCGCTTCGAGGTACCCGTCACTCGTTACATTATTCCATCCCCAGGTATTACTTTCTTCGTGGAATCTAGGTATGCACCCCCCATACTCCAATATTATAATGCCCCGACGTCCGTGTATATAATCCGATAACACGTAATATTGTGTGCTTGTGGATCTTTTTACATCATCGTAATCCAGTTTCCCTATGTATTCCATCATAGCCATTCGCATCGTATGAAAATGTCTCGAAGGATCTCTACGGTTTCGGGATCGGCGTATTGCGGTGTATCGAAACCAATCTCGCCTATAATTTCTGTCAATATTTCTAACTCATGAACAGGAATCGACGCTCGGACGGATGCTCCAAAAGTTTTCCTTGGTCCTTTGCTGATATACTCTATCTTGGAAAAAAACAGGAGAGAGGCTGCGGCTACTATAGACGATCGCTGGCTGAGTACCCAGAATTCGTCGAGCTTTAATGCCTGTTCCAATCCGTGACTGTTGTAACTACGATTATCCAAGATTTAACACCCCAATAAATAGATCCGGAGATCAGTATAATGGCAAAAACAAAAAAACGCAAGTTCCATCAAGGTAAGTATGATGTAATCAATAAAGATCGTTACATGGGGACTAATACATCCCCACGATACCTATCTTCATGGGAATTACAAGTGTTTAAGTACTTGGATCATAAACCGGGCGTCATTCAATGGGGGGCCGAAGTTGTTGTGGTCCCATATATGCATCCCCGCAAAGAAACCATGTCGCGGTACATTGTGGATGTGTATGTTGAATATACCGATGCCGATGGAACTGTTCAGAAAGAGATGATCGAGATAAAGCCAGCAGCCCAGTGTTCTCAACCCAAGAAAACTAATCGCAAACGCCAGGACGTCTACGAACAGGAAGTGAATGCTTGGGTTGTTAACAGTGCTAAATGGACTGCGGCACAAAAATACGCGAAGGATCGAGGGATCTGGTTTCGTGTTATAACCGAAAAAGATATTTTTCGTTAAATTTCAACCAGCAGATCCCCGATATCCGAATAGTAACTCATCGTATCATAGATCGCCGTCACCTCAAGTTCCATCGGAACATCATCCAGATTCAATCTGGAAGGGGGGAAGGTAAGTGTTTGAATACGACAGTTACTATAAACTACGTACCGTGAAAGCTTTTTGGTTTCTGTAAAGTACTCGATCCGTAAATCAAAACCCTCACCTCGATTGCCGGTGGATGATGACACTGTTTTTCTAGTTTGAACCAGTATCTGATTGAGCATGATTGCTTCAACATACCCAACATCATCACATCGCAACGTCAGGTTGATTGGGGATTTGGATAATCTCCCGGTGTCTTGAATAGCATTGTGACGAACATGATGCGTTGCCACATCATATTCTATCGCCGGGGGAGTAAAGCCGATAGTTTGCCTGCCTAAGAAGTTGCCAACGTTCTCCGGCATCCCCAGGTATTTGACATAGAATGCCGACGACTCTTTCGTGTTAGTCGGCTTGGTAATCATATCTTTCAGACGATTTTCGATGCTATTCATTGGGTACCTTCCTGATGAGTATTTATCAGATCAAAAATCGACATCATAGTCACTCCCTTCGTCGTCATTAACCATAATACCCACCTTGTACTGACCGATATCTTGCTCTTGTGGGCTGGGCTGAGTTTTGCTCATATCCAACCACCCTTCCATGAACTTCAATGGGTTGGTCTTCGGAAACGTATAATCGTTGGACTTCATCCCAAAAAAATGATACACGTCTTTAGCACAGAACAACATCCACTTACCGAGCACTTCCTCGTTTAAGCCGACCAATTCCCGGCCTTCTGAGAACAGATAACTAATCCATCGCATCTCAGTAGAAGCCACCTCATCCAACAAATTTTGAATGACTTCACGGTTTCGTTCGAACGCCAGCTTGCCTCTAGGTGTTTTCATTTCATTTCGCAGTACCGCTTTATCCAACTCAACGTGAGTCTCCAGTTCATCTTGGGCAATCTTCTGGACGGCTTTACCTATTGGCTGAAACAGTCCCGTATCGCAAATGCAGAAGGTAACCGCAAAGCTCGCCATAAACTGAATGCGTTCCAGGCACAGCATAGCAACTGTGAACATAAACGCATGGTCGTAAGTTTCCTGGTTGTTTTCCCGTAACCCCAGAGCATATTCGTGTGATGCTTTGTGGGCACCGGCCATTACCTGAGAAACAACATCCATCCGATCGAGTGATTGCTTAACCGATAGAATCTCGTCGATGATAACTTTCGGGTTGCTGAAACTGTTCCTCACAATTTCAGAATACGTCGCACTGTGTAAGCACTCCTGCTCTGTGATTCTCGACCACGCCGCCCAGAGTTCACTGGATGTTACCATTGGCCCTATGATGGGTGATATGCGAGATGCAGCAGAGTCGGCCTCCCACTGCCATGCCAGGGTCTTTATCATCATTTCATACGTGGATGGATCGCAAGTCTTGAAGTCTCTGGCTACGGATGAATAGTCGAACTCCGATTCATCCCAGTCCAGCGATTTGACCGTCTTGTAAATCTTCCAGATGTCCGGGTACCGCTTATTGACAGTATCGAATAAACCCACATCCTCCCCTAAGAATAGTGAAGGAGTTTCGTAGTCATTTTTCTCTGTGTTGAACACTTTTTTATTGATCATAATGTACAGAATCCTCCATCGCATCCCGGTTCATCTTCAGTATCTAACGACGTACCGTCTGTTGTTTTTGTGTTGACGTAGTACCGGGTTTTCATCCCCATCTTTGTCATGTATAGGAAGTTGGTGATCATCTCTTTACTCCCTACCCTTTCATCCCCCAGGATCCGACGGAATTCATCTCCACTGATCCCTTGGTCAGTAAACTTTTGAAATATCGCATAAGTATCGATCATATCAAAAGTAGGAACATCCCACGACAACTCATACCAACGGCTCAATTTCTCTCCTTCCGGAGCAGCCCAATAGATCATGTTATCGTCGTCGCCTTTCTTAAGCGATAAATCACGAACCGGATAAAGTCCGTTGGTTGTTCCAGATGCTTTACTGGATGATTCGCTGGGCATATGAGCAGCCAGCACAGTATTACGGATACCACCATTGGCTTTTACCTCTTCACGCAAGGTCTCCCAATCGTACTTCAGTTCTGAATCGACGATAGTATCAACCTTGCGGTTGTGTGTGTCGATTGGCAACCAACCATCCGCCCACTTGGTCTTATGCATCCAGGGAGCATTCCCTAGTTCCTTACCTAACTTGAGTGACGCCTTGAGCAAGAAATAGTAATGCCGTTCTGCTAATTCGTGCATCAACTGCTTGCCTTCCTGGGAAGAATATTTGACCTTATTCTTTGCCATGAAGTGAGCTAACCCAATAACGCCCACACCGGCATTCAATCTGGATTTTGCAGTCATCTCCAAGTGAGGAAATGCGTATTCTGCCAGGTGGATACATCGATCGATCATCAGTAAGGCATAATAGGCCGCCGTTTCGTATGTCTTGTCATCATTGATGTTATCGACATTCATACCGGCCAGCGTACACAATGCAATCTCGCCTCGCCCATGATCTTCGGCAGAATACAGATCCATCATGCTGTAATATGGCTGGGTTGCCAGACTTATTTCTTGGCATAAGTTTGAGCTGTATATCGGCTCATTAAATGGGGTGTGCCGGTTCATCTCATCCATCCAATGGATATACATCCTACCAGTTTCAAACCCCTGGTTTAACATCTCTTTTGCCAGGTAGCGAGCACTCACTCTGGATTTCTTGAATGATGCCCGGTTCTCGTATTGTTCATAGAGCCGTTCGAACTCGTTGGGGTCTTTACCGTACAACGCAGCGTACAAATCTGGAGCCGTATACGCATTGAACAGAAAAATTTCTTCATCCTTAGCTACTTTTTTGGCGAAGAACTTGTTAACACCGCAACTGTAATCCATCCCTCGTATTCGCTTATCTTCAGTCGTCATCGGATTCTTCAATGACAACAAATCCTCTATCTGTGGATCAAATATGTTGTAGTGGGTGGTACATGCACCCCCGCGTCCTTGCTGCATGTTCGCCTTAACGGCCCCCACAAGAGACCGATAATATGGGAGTTTGCCTTGATGGCTTATCATCCCGCCCCGCACGGGATCACCTAATGATCGAGTGGCGAGATGAGATCCGATACCGGCACTCTTATAGGTCATCGTGTAGGCAATATGATCGCCAACAGCCAGTGATTCGGCATTGTCGCCCACGGTATACAAGCAACAACTTACATACGAGCGCAATGGCGTCCCCAAGTTAACGAAATTTGGGGTAGGTGCATTAACTTGTTTGTCACTTAGAAGTTGGTACCAATTTTCTAGGTCAATCATTTTGTTTGCGGGGGTGGATAAAGAAGCCAGGGTCATGGCCATTCTCATGAATACGAACTGTTGCGATTCGAATCTTTCTTTTTTGACCCGATTTTGGATCGAATATTTCTTAAGCACCTGATCCAATTCGAAATGTGCGGCTTTGAAGTCTTTCTTGTGGTTGATGATCTTCTCTACCTGGGCGTATTCTTCGTCGGTGTACCCCAGATCTACCATATACCCACGGCTTACCAGTTCGGTTTGCAGTTCTTTTACAGTAGGCAGTTTACCTTCATATAGCTTTTTGTATATGAGTGCGGCATACAATCTCCCAGCCATTCGGTTATAAGACCAGGTATTGTAGTCTAAGCATGTCTTGATTAAACGCTCTTGTAGAGCTTCTGACGACATTTTCTCTGGACAGGTGCCTACGGTCTCAAGTACTACAGTCGACCAGTCTACGTAGCTCCCAAGCGTCTTACTGGCCCATTCTCCCCAGGCGTTTACTTTTGCCGGGGAAAAGTCTTCTTCTCTCTTATCTCGTTTTATAATGGTCTTGATCATGGATTCTCCAGTTTTATGATGGGGCTAAAAAAGCCACACTAAAAGTGCGGCTTTGGGTGATGAGGTGGTGAGAAATTATTTAGGATAGCGGATATAAGATACCCGGTCAATGAGAATCCCTGCGTGTTCAGGGAGCCATTTTACCGTTGACATATCCGGCGATATAGATTTCGTCGCGCCCAAGATCCTCCCACTCATCCCCTTCGCACTCATAGCTACTTGCATAGTCCTCATATGACTGTTTGGCCTGCTCGTGAGCACCTATACCACGAAGTATGGCCTTGCCGAGTAAATCAGTCAACCTATCCATGCCTTCATCGGTATCCATGTCAATACCTAGCTCCTCCAACATGCCCGGATCCCATTCAATCGGAACTGTCGAGGAATCCTCACCAATTGGAAATGGGATTACCTCCACACTCCCATCCTCGTTGCGTACCCAGCCTGGTTTAGAATGGTCCTGGAATGAATCTTTCATAATTTATCTCCCGCTTCAGATATAATTGAATTCCGCCCATACTACTGTGTTCTAAAATGAACACCGTCCCGTCGGAACTATGGAAATGCGATTCGAAAGAGAACCCGATATGTTTCTTCTTCTTGATGTGCCTGTTGTCAGATACAGTAACGGTAACCCCATCGTCTATTGAACTAGATAATGTTGCTGGGACACAATCATTATCATCAAAAGCATTATCATCATTATCATTGTTGGTGTAGTAAGTGATTGCGAAGCTATCATCGACGATCGTGTCCGGAAAATTCAAGGTGTTGCGTAAATTTGGTTCTTCCAGTTCTTGCCGATCGTGTTCGGTACCATCAGCTTCAATCAACTTAATGACCTTGTAGAATTCCCGCGTCGCTTTATTCTGGATATTCATATCATCCACAATACCGGCAACCTGTTCGTCAGTATGGAGTTTGACCTCAGCAATTATCGCTTTCACGATATCCATATTCAGTTCGTTTACCGTCGAGGTTGACTGAATTATTTCTTCGGCAGTTTCTTCTGCCAGGCCAGAGTCCATACACAGCTCTCGAACAACTTGACTTTGTAGCCGACTGTATTCGAAGTGGTACAGGATGCGGCCAGGCCGATTCATCATGTAGCTGCTGATCATGTACTTGTCATTTTCAGTCAGTAGAATGAGTCGCTTCTGCGACATGGACCCATCCATGAACGTCAGCAAATAATCCTGATCATCATCTCGATCATACATTTTACCAAATTCATCAAAAACAACGACACATTCTCCAATGTCGTTGATGAACCGGTTGAAGTCGTCCCCTTTATATGGCTGGGAGACTGTGATGATTGGGAGTCTATTTTCGTCGATGATCTTGTTGGCGATCACCTGGGTCAGCATGGTTTTTCCGGAACCTTTGTTGCCGGTCAATAGTACACCCAACGAAGATTTACCGTGAGAAAACGTTTTGATAATCTTGTCTGCTCTGCGATTAGTATCTCCGTATATCTTTCCTTCAAGATCATATCGGTCTTTCAGTTCGGTCAGAAAGAACCCAGCCATATCGCTGAAGTTTACGGAGTATACTTTAGGGGTCAGCGTCGTCGACGAGACCTCCGGGTTCATCTTAACGAGATGAACATTCGAGCCTTGCTTGACGAAATATCGTGTGGTTTTCATATTAATCCTTGTGTGGTGAAAGTTCGTCATGAAATGATTCTATGACTTCTTCGATTTTGAACCCAAAATTTTGCAGTTGGTCAATACCGCAACGGTATTTCCACAACCATTCGGATGAAGTACCCACTTCCCATGGTAGCAGGAAATCAACGAATAATCCATACCCGCTTCTTACGGTATGCCCTTGTTCGTACTTCCAAGGACCATGCTTTATTGGGTATTCTTCGCCGTTGATTATAACTTTATCACCGACTTTCATCATTACCCACCAAATATACCGCCGGTATCATTCTAAATACTAAAAGATTACACAATGTTTGTATATGGTTATTATATGGCAGCTCCACGAAATTACTGTATCTGCATGTCCCAGCCAAATATTCCAGGGCATGACCCGCATTGGTGAGCTGTAAATGTGGACTGCCATATCCGGTGTTGATCCGCAAATAACTAGATACCTCATTGATATGCTCCCACATTGCTTTGTGGTCGTAAGTTTTCACGGTCTTTAAACTGAAAAATTTAAACCACCGACGGTCATAGAGGTTAACCGTGTAATCCTCGATATCAAACCCGTCAAGACATTGTCGCACCTTATCCCAGTTGTCGATGATAAGTTCCCGCTCTTTATCGCTTAATTTTACTGTGCATCTACTCATGTTGCCATCTCCGGTGATAAAAATTTTGGACCCGACTTGAATCCGCTGATCTCGATATCTGACCATTCTAAATCAAGCACGTCATTAAGGCAAGTCAACTCTTTGTTTACTTTTAGTAACGGCGGAGTGAATGTTATTGATCCAAGCTTCCCATAAGTATTGAGCATCCGATTAGCCAAATCCATCTGGTTTTCGTAGATGTGGGAGTCCGTAGCCGTGAAGAAAATCTCGCCCACTTGCATATCTAATGCCTGGGCAAAAAATACCAGCCACATAGATGCGAAAGCAACATTGTACCCCCGCCCATAAAGAACATCCGAACTACGCATGGATTGGTGTAGGTTTAGTGTTTTGCCTTCATTAGTAACACAGAAGGTGTATGCGTAGTGGCAGGGGGGTAATGCCATCTCGCTCAACTCCGCCGGGTTCCACAAATTAATCAGGTGGTATCGACTGGTTGGGTTATCCCTCAGACTGTTGTACACGGATCGTAGCTGATCAACTCCATGAAAGTTTCGCATCTGGTATCCATACCCTTTGCCAATGTCTCCTTCATTGACGTTGTATAATCCTTTCTTATCCAGGAACTCGCGTGAAGTGTTGGCATCCCAAATGTTAATACCCTTATCTTTGAGAATATAGGAATCAGTTTCTCCTCGCAACATCCACATCAACTCTTCAAATGCTATTCTGGGTGCAAATGCTCGTGATTGTTGGAAGGGCATCTCGAATTGATCATGCATCTCCGGAATCGGAATCCGAAAAGTATGTCCAAACTGTTTCTTATTTCGGCCAACACTGGTCCGATCGTCCGACCATGTTCCGTTATTCACGATGTCTTTTACATCTCTCAATAGATAACTGTCGTACTGGCTCATTTAGAGGCCCTCCGTTTTTTAAGTTTTTCTCTCGCTTCCGCCGCTTTACTCAGTTTAGCTTTTGTTTTTCCCTGATCAGCATCTTCTCGGGGATCCTCTTCAAGAGCTCGTCTCCCAAGCTTGCGGTTGCCGGTAGGTAGTGGCGCTGACACCACATCCGTAAATCGCAAACTTTGAGGGTGCATGTAGAGGGTACTCGTCTTGGAGCTTTTCTTATTGTTCCGCATCTTAAGTTGCTTGACCTGTACTTGGCTGTTGTCAAGATCCTCATCAGTGGCCACCATGGCAATTGCCCAATCTGACGTGTTAACCACACTCAATCCACCAGCACAATGACTCGGGTTCACCGCGACGATATCATACCCGTCACGATTGATCTGACCGGCACTGAACATATAAGCATTAAGATCCTTACCAATCTCCTGAAGCCCGATGGCCTTTTGCTCATCAGTATCAAACTTGTTGGATCCTATCGTGGAAGACATTCCATCAACTCCCATTAGACCGATATAATCAACGATCACAAAGTCGGGGTTAATGCCGTTGACCAGGTTGTATTCATGAAGATACGCTCGGATATCACCAACCGTAGTGCCTGCTCTCATTCGTTTGACCGTTACACTACCGTGCCTGTCCTTAATGCTGGCGAGCTTATCGCAAATGTCATCCACGTTTTCTTTGTGATATCGAATATCGGAGTTGGTGAAAATTGCATCCATACGTTTTGCATAGAGCGATTCGTACATTTCCAGGGTGATCACCACACCATTGAGTTTTTGCTTTGATAGCCAGTAACTGATGTTAGCCATCATGACCGACTTACCACCGGATGTTACTGCGTAAAACACTCCCATTTCTCCGCGTCGAACCTTGCCTATCATGTTGTCCAGTAACGGGATTCCAAAGGATCTCTCATCAACGAACGCATCCATACTCTCGATTCGTTTCCTGGGGTCATCAAAGAAGTCGATGCCGATATCGTTATCCAGCTTCACTAACTGGGCAGTCCGAATGGCTTCCTGGATTGCCGACATTTCGTGGTTTTCAAGCAGATCGACTGATTCGAGGATAGCTAACGCCATTGCCTTGTCACGACAAAATGTTTCAAATTCATTTTTGACATAGGGGATTTCGTCTCGATCGGTCGGCCTGTCTTTCAATAAGATACCCGTCTCGGCATCAATGATATCAAAAGTCGGAAGTCCATTATACTCATTGAAATACTCCCGAGTGAATGTCACCACCCGGTCGAGCGGTGCATCGAAGTATACGGCATCCATGATCCTGAAACATATCACAAACAGTTCTCGATTGGAGAATATATACTCTAACAACAGCTTTTGCTTCTTGTCGATTAGTTCACTCATCTACGGTGTTTACCTCGATCATTGATTGCCCATGCCCGGTGCAGTGTATCGGTCTTCAGTCCGATTGTAAAGATGTTGTCGTAGATCGTTTGTGCCACTGCCAGTATACCCATATGCTGTATCGCCTCATTGAGGTCATTATATTTCCACCCCGGAAGACAAACCCGCCACTCAAACTCCTTGGCGCATTCATACAGCTTGCTGTTCTTTCTGTCCGGAAGAACGATGGGATCGTATTTTCGTAGGTGGTATGCTTGTTCTGGCGTGATCTTCGAGTGTTTTACTGAGCAGGTGTTTGGAAAGGACAGAGCATCCATCATCCCTTCAACTACGACAATGTTCTTCTTCGGGTATCTATTACGAACGAATATCAGATTATCATTGTCAGTATCAGTGATGTACTTTCCATCTTTGGTGTAGTACTCCACTCCAATCAGTCTGTCTTGAAAATACATGGGGATTGCCATACATCCAGCATAAGCTCCTCTTTTAACGTAACAAAATTCATAGTCGAGTAGCATCCTGGTGTCTACGACGTGAGCCATCCATTCGGTACTACGCGTTTCTTCCATCGGAATAATACCATCGGGAAGTTTCATGGTGCTGTAGCTGTTCTTTATAAACCGGTCTTCCTCCAAGACGTCCCTGAACAAATTGACTACGGTTCGTTTATTGTCTACAAGAAGTTCGACCGGTACCGATACCGATAAAGCTTTCATCAGATCCCTGAACTTTCGAGGTACTTTTTCTTGAGAGTCGTACACCGTCGTCGCGTCGCACCGGCCACGAAAGCAATTATAGACGATCTTGTCGTCTTCAAATTTGAAACCCCCCTTCTTCTCACCGGTGTTACCGCACATCGGGCAGTGTATAGGGTGAAATCCAGCACCCGTCTGACCGGTACCAATAACCAGTTCGATGTCAGACTTCAGATCTTCGAATGCCTGGGTTTTGGTTCTCATAACAAAAAGGTACTTAGCAATGCCTTCAATTCATCAGTCCCTCTTAATTTCTCTAGTGGTTCTCCTGCCAGGGTATCCCCATATTCTTTCACCATAGAATCCCATATCGGGTCTATAAGTAGATCCGGAACCAACTCGCGAATGACACTCTTGAATAGTATCGTATCTGCACATATAAGTATAGAGCCACCATTAGATGTTGTCAGGTGAGTACCTTCCATCTCAGCGAAGTTGATCCGTACTTTCCGTATAGCTCTGGTTATTCCTGACACGTTAACCATGATTGGAGCGTCTGTATAAATACTATGAAATCTAATGCCAGTGCCTTGGTAATAATTCGATTGTGCTATAATTTTTAACAACATACAAAGGTCGCCTTAAATGTCAGAAAAGTCAATACTTGATACGATAGTAATTAACAGTCCGGAAAAAATCGAAGTGAAAGGGATCATTGATTTCGTATCTCCAAACTTTATTCACTTCTTCGATATGTCTTCTGATGAAACTGGGGATCTAATGATGCTGATCGTAAAATGGCGCGTGTCGGACCATAGCCACCTGCGATTTTCGGTATTTTGTGCAATGTTCTATCCACACAGTTACATCCCCAATATCATCTTACTTAATGTAAAGCAAATCGACCTATATCCATCAGACGTACCAAACATTCAACAAGAGAAGATTCGGCGGAAGAAATTCTTGCTTAGAACTCAATCGGACTGAGCCGCTTCTTCTGTTTAAGAGCGGCCACACAAATCATCACCGCATAAGCAATAGCGTGAGATTTCTTCATATACATTTTGTCGTTCGTGGGTCTACTGTATATGCGGTTATCCATAGCCCTGCGCTTCACCAGGTACTCGTCCATTAGATGTATTTTGCCTGGACGGATTAACGCTAGCACGTCCGCTAGTTCTTCGACTGATTTTGGATGGAGAAAGTTTAAGTAATGAGAATTTCCTTTAAGGTGCGGTAGTTTCTCAGTGAAATCGTTGTCCTGGAACCAGTCCCAATCTATGGTATCAATCTTATCTACCAGATTCAGTATGTCTTCTTTTTTATGAAACACATCATAAGAATGATTGGTTAATAAATCGACCTTGGTCAATTTCATGTCATCCAGGATCTTGTAATCGAATGGAACCATTCCCGAATCCGGATCGACCGGGATATCATCAAGGACTATTCCGGAGGGATGTGGAAGGATCTTCTGTTTTTCATAGTTGACGATGGGTACCGGCTTGCCGTAATCACGACGATCGACTTTTTTGTTGACATCAATGTCAATATCAAATTTCGGCATAGTTCCCTTCACTTTCAATGACCGTAGCATCGATGCCACAAAAGAAACAAACAAAATCTAAATGGTCTCCCGACAGCAAGAATTGGTTAGTGTCATCGGTTGTAAGGAAGATGTATGTTTCAAGTTCATTACAAATATACTCACCATCCTCATAGTACTTGAAGTTTACCGGTGTTCCGGTGAGGTCTTCAATAAGTTCGTCCACCGACTGGTTTTGGTTTACAAATGAAAGCAACTTCATATAAGTAAAATTACTGATCCACCAAAGCCCCCATTCAAGTCGAGTCTCATGAACGCTTGCTACTACCAGGTCAATTGCATCATCAACCTTATCAGAAGCTATACGATACGTATCAATAGCAGTCTGAATTTCATCTACATCACAATTTATACTGATCATGTTGGTGGATCCTCATCTAATAGTTCTTCCATTTGAACCTGTAAGTCCAAATCAAATCGTGTATATCGCTCCCTAAGATTCAGGTGACTGAAACTAAATTCAAATGAAACGTCCCCCCGACGTAATGACTTCATAAGAAATCGGTCATCGGTTTCAAGGTACTCTTTATGCCCCTCATAAAAATCGTCCGATTTAATCCAGTCTTGGTGGTGTCGTTTAAATTTAAAATACGAAGTAACCATCGATTCTTCTTTGGCTACTTTCAGTATGACCCCTGGAGCTTTAGGTAGTTTTTTGAACTGCCTGAACACGAATCGCATGTACTCCAAAGACGATATATGCTTCTCCATCGTGAACAGGGTATACTCGCACATCGACGCATACATCTTAGACCCTCTAAACGAATGCAACGACGCTCTGACTGGCTTTTTATAAAACAAGTTCATGATGTCGATGTAATACTGTACCGCGTTCTCTTCTGTGAACGTATCCTTAAACAGCTTTATCGGTTTGGCACAAGCATACTCTTCTTCAATGGCCTTACCCATATGCTTCTCGAACGCTCGAACCTGCTTGTATTCTTTGTCACAGAAAGGGCAGGTCATTGTGCCCTTCCTGATATCATCGTACAGCGGGGTCAGGTCATTTATTAGTTGTAGGTTCATTTTTTTGTCGCTCATCATAAAGTTCAACGATGTAGGTTACATCTTCTGCACCCAACATGTCAACATAAGTTGATGCCACTTCCAATGACACATAGAATTGCTCTGATATCGCCTTGAGGGTCTTTGTTCCTCCACCCCCCACGTTAGGCTTCCTGAACTTTAACTTGCCCTGTGGGATATCACTGACTGCTGAGGCAAGCAGCAAGTATTGCAATTTGGGGTACTGATGGAACTGAAAAAAATTGTAGTTGATCTGGTCAGCCATCGATACCATCACATCCCGATTTAAAGAAGAACCCTGACTCCACATCAATAACTGGAATGGGGGGACAGCCTTGACTTCTTCGTCGGTTAGCCCAAGGAAGAATTGATAGTTCCCCTTCTCGATCTGCTTCATGTAATGAAAGATTTCATTCGCCATCGTTGATGATCGCCTGAAATCTATAAATGAATGCTTCCAGGTGTATTCGTTGGATAGCCGACTCCGATACATTATTCATCGCTTTGAACAGATAATCACTCAAGTCGATGATTGCTTCACCGATAAGATCTTTCCGATTAATGGCATCCATGATCGTCGGAATGTTGCTGAACATCACTTGATAGTACTCTCCGTAATTGTTATTGTCGATGCCATCCGTCAAAGAAAAGATAACACCAAAATCAAAACCATCTACCGTCCAGCATTCGACCCACGATTCGAACGATTCGGTTTTGCTTGTGCCGGTGTCAGGCATCCCGATGATCTTGTTGGTTATCGATTGTTGCAAACTGTTAATCGTGGCTCTTATATCAGGTTCATACTTACTATAGTGAGCTCCGATGCGTTCCATCACCCCGTCGTCCGCCTCGTCGATCTCGATGTTGCCTTCCTGTTCTTCGGCTTCGCAAATATCCACAAGACGATCAATAACCATTTCACGATCGTGTTCATTGAAATCGAACGAAGTACACCGGCTAACTAATGGAGCTTCTAGCTTCTTCACGTAGTTCGTGGTGAAAATGAACCTGACATATAGGAACTTCTCAATAGTATCAAACAGCGCTTGTTGTGCATCCTTGGTTAACCGGTGAGCTTCCTCAATGACCACCACCTTGTAGTCTCCATAGATAGGCTTCATCTGGCAGAAGGGTTCGATGGTCTCTCGAATCACTTCCAGTTTATTTTTGGTGGAACCGTTGATCCTCAGTATTTCATTGCCGTCGATTTTGAACTTGCGTATCAGCAAACTACCAAACGAAGATTTCCCCGTACCTTGAATACCGGACAATACCAAGTTAGGGAATATGCCGTGGGATTCCCATTCCCTCTCCATCTCCATCATCTTCTCAGACGGAAATATATAATCATCCATTTCCGTTGGGCGATACTTCTCTGCCCAAATTTTATCTTTGAAATTTGTCACAAACACTCCACTCCTTTAACAAATAATTCTTTGTTTTCAAACTCTACCAGTATGGATGATTCGTTGACGAAATACAGCATCTCTGGTCGTAAGTTCTTAAACACCACCGTAGGCGATAGTAAAATGTTTCTCAATGGTATATTGCCATCAACCGCCATCCGATTCGGCATTGGGAAATATACCTCTTCGCCTACAGCAGCTAAGCAAGCAGACGGCATCTTTTTCTTGTATATGATCATATCGGACGTCCTGTCATCCAAAACAAAGACATCAAACGCCATCTGAAAAAACAGTCCGCTATCCGAAATATCAAGATCCATCGAGCACTCCAACCACCTCGTTGATTGAGGTAATGCCATACTGGTCGTTGTTGATGCGGAAGGGTGGGGTTACTCGTTCCCAAGAAACCAGAACGACGTCTCCTATATTCACATCCGAAACTGATTCCGATTTCTTGACGACCCGGAAGTAACTCAAATCCATATCGGTATCCTTTATATCAAGGATCAACCCAGTTTCACTCAGGTACGCGTCAGGATCTATACGTTCGATTAGTAGATCGTCATGCAAGGGCTTGAAGTTCGCTATATCCATGTGTAATACCTCTTTTTTGTCAACGGTATTATGGGCGCATGTCATGAGATTGTCAATCTATTTTTGAGAACTCTCGGAAGTTGATGTGATACTTAACTGCATCGATATCATGGATCTCCAGCAGGTAAAGTACGTAGGATGCACAAGACGACCCCCGACCTACTCCCCACACTACGTTATCTGATTTGAATCGATCAATCATATTAACCAAGTTCAAAACAAACGGTGTTAATCCGTATTCGATAAAAAAGCTCATCTCTAATTCGATACGGTCTGCACATAAATCGCTGGCGGAATCAAACCGATCGGCGTTCATGATAAGAGCATATACCTCATCGATATCGTATTCAGTCTGATTGCGGCGGATGTCCAGTGGCTGAAAATCTTCGTCATCCACTGCAAGATCTTTTTGATAGAGCATCTTGTACACCTCCGAGTCGAAGGACGGTAGTACCTTATAATGGTCCGGGGGTGCATTGCCTTCGACGATCATGGATGACATGAATTCTTCAGTAACCAATACCTTGCCGGAATCCAAAATAATCTTGTGGTCAAGTTCTATCATAAAAAATACGGAAACGCAATGTTTTTTGTCTTTTTATAACAGTCTTTTTCTGAAATCAAGATGGCTCTATCTTTCCCCAGCATAACCGGCAGTATGTTGCTGCTGAACGGCAGCCTACATGATCGCTCTTCAGGATCCACCATAACGACTTTCATTTCTTCCATACTCCATTTCTCAGGGGTCAGCTCACTCTTGTATGTGTATGTGCTAAAGTCTCGTCCCATGAGCTCATCTACTCGAACCCAGTCCACAGACTCGCTCGCTATGTCAGCTACCATCACGTACATGTGGCCGGGTAGTTCGATGCTTCTACGTCCGACCATTAAAGTGTACCACAGTACCGGCTCTGAATCATACCAGAATATTTTTTTGACAAGGAACATGTCTTCTTCTTTAATATTGTACTCAAAGAATAAGAAATCATCAGAAGAGTCAAGTGCTTGGTAGTGTTGGTTGATCAATTTCAATATTATTCCACCCTAAGTTTTAGTTGGCTCTTGAAGAAAGGATACCCCTTCTTCTTGTAATAGCGTATGCGTCTTTTCTCTTGCTTTTTGGATAGTAATGTGTTCGTGTAAATATCTACCACATTGATCTTATCGTACACCCCGTCCTTACGGAGACCCCGGCCAATCCCCTGGCCAATGTATCTAGGATTCGCTCCGACGTCAATGAGGAACACATTATAGATCTCATTGATTGATATACCGGTGCCCGTTGTTTCAATCGTTGCCACCAGTAGATAGTCATCTCGTTCCTGAAATTTCTTATAGTACTCTTCCCTGAGTTTTGGTGGGGTATTGTTGTCAATGAAATCCAAATCCAGCGCTTGTGAGATATACTTTCCTGCTTCTGGCTTACACAGTATAAGAGCGTTTTTACCGTCCCACCGTTCGTCTATCGCAGTGATGATTGCTTCAAATCGTTCTTCGCATTTATCAAGATGGGTTTTCTCGTGAGCCCATTCCCAGTTTTCAACGCCAATCTCAACCACCAACATCTGACCGAGAACATCCTCAATCTCAACCATCTCAACAGTAAAATCGGATACATGTCCCTTGGCCAAAAGTTCCCCCACATTGACATCAATCAAGGTATCATCCGAAAAAGCATCCCCTCCGATATGAGCAAGTATTCTAGCTCTTTTTAAAGGATCTTTCGCTTTCTCCGGAAGAGTTCCTGTTAGTCCTACCCTGATAGGGCAATCCCCCAGGCAATTAACGATGAACTCTTGGAATTGTTCCCCGAACTCATGTACCTCATCACACAACCACACTCCACAGAAACCATCCAGGTGTTCGGTCATGTTGCTCGCCAACTTCTTCGTAGTAATGATGTGTTGTGCGTTGGCTATCTTATCCCCTCTCTTCTTCGAAGGAGTCGTTGCATCAACGATCGTTGCATCAACACCGAACTCGGCATATTCAGCTTTCAGTTGCTTGCATAGTTTGGAATCCTTGGTGATAGTCAGCGATCGGTAGTGTGGCTCGTACAGTTTAATGCAACCGGCCATTATGCCAGATTTACCGCCAGAAGTGCCTACCTCGATGATACCTCTCTCATTGTGTAGGATAGCATTGATCCCGGTCAATTGATGATCGTATAAATCGTGCGGGAATCCGTATTGGCGGAAGTAATCCTTGGTTATGGTGGTAGACCGCATCAGGTCGGCATCATGTTTCATATCAATACGCATGTCATTCAATTCGAAGTCATCAGACTGAATCGCAAACTCTTCGTCCAGTATGTCAATAACATCATCCAACATGTTAAGATAGAATAATCCATCCTGACGAAACAGAGATGTCTTACCATCCCACATACCGACCTTGAATGCCGCCGTGATGAAAGCGCCCGGTTCCATGTACCCGGTACGTTCAATGATCCGACCAATATGCTCATCGGTAAGACCGTCTATCTTACCGACAATCTCATCCATAATATTCAGCGTAATCATGTTAGCAGATCCCGATCATCATTACCTTCAACCTCGATTCTGAACTGAATGTATACGTAAAGATCAGCCATCATCTTTTCCATGTTGGCGGTGTCCACCTCGGCAATTGATCGATTTCTATGCATTGCCATCGTAAGTCGAGTGTGGGCTTGCTCCAGTTCTCCGAGTGGCTTATCCCTCCAGGCGCACAGACACTCTTCCGGTATATCGTGCATCTTCATGAGAACTTCGGGACTTACGTCTGACCAGTCTGTTATCTTCTTATCATCATCACTCATATTACGTAGTTTTCCTTATCATTGATGACCACATCGCAGACATTTTTTAGAACGTACCCACGAGTCTTAATGGAGTCAAGAACGCCTTCAGTATTACCTTTCAACAGCTTCGCTCGGTTCAGTATCTTCTTGGATTTCACAACTTCATGATCACTGAGTGCATATGTCTTAGCTTCAGATACTTGAAGCTTCTTATAGCTATCCGACATCAACTCCTTGAATGCAATTGAGAACAGTCGTTCGGTTTCGTCTTCAGCACAATGCATGATCCAACAAATATGCCGGTAGATCTGTTCCCACCTCAGTTGGATGGTCACCTGATTTTTAAGGCACTCCGATAGTACACTGTTTTCAATAGAAATTGAAAGTTCGTCGTTATCGAAGGTGTCTTCAAAAATAGAGTCGAAGTCGTTTAGCTCATCTTCTAATTTTTGAAGAACATCAATCATACTGATTCCTCTCCTTCGATTTCCTTAAGAACTTCAAGATCATCGCGTTCCTTGATCTCTGCTTCGTTGAATTTAGTAATCAGGTAGTCTGCATGTTGAGAAAAAGTCTTCTTTTGAAACTTAACCTCTTTACCATTTTCGTCGATGAAAGTAAACCATCCCCCATTCTTCTGGATTATGCCTTCGTCAGCCAGGATATCCGGTACCCCATCATAAGGATCAATACCGGTGGCATATGGGATGAGGATCTCTTTAGCCACACCAAGTTGGTTGTATCGAGTCTTTTTAGTGGTTACTTTCATCTTGATGCCGGTTTGCTTCGTCCCTTCTTTGAGATTTAACTTATCCAACAGGATCGAGATGGAAGGGATGTACAATTGAGCATTGCCGCCAGATACTTTGAATTTTCCTTCACCATTCATGACGTTCTGGTTTTCGTAAACATGCAGGCTGTACCAGAAAAACATATCCCGGTCACCCACCTTCGAGTTCACATTCTGGACGAATTGCTTGTACGACTTAGCTTTACGACCCATATCATTCGCGAGTTCACCTTCTTTTTCAAACTTTTCTATCTCTGCTTCGAGTTCCAAGTTCGATAAAGAATCGACGATGACTGCCACTTTCTCATCTTTATCGAACTCCCGAAGAATATCCGAGAACACGGCAACCGCCTCTTCAACGGAATACACCCGTATAGGAGTGAACTTCTCATCACTCATATCCACGTTCAAGCGGGCGAGAAACTCTTCGTCTATTGCGTTTTCGGAATCAAAATAGAAAATGTGGTAGCCTTCATCTTGCATAGCTTTTGCGATGTTGCCTAACAACAAGGACTTGCCTGATCCCTGGGGGCCAGCAATACATCCTGTACGGCGGTTAGGTACGCCTTTTGATAAAGATCCGGTGATTACATAGTTGAGCGCCATGCTCCCGGTAGATACCCATCGATCGATCTTCGACAGGCTTGTGGGGATACCCCGTTTGTTGATTCTGGTTCGAAATTTGTCGAATTTGCTCATGTAAGTTGACCCTCTCTGTACAGTCTAGTTATTGTACCCTTTGTGTACAGAGATTGTCAACTGATTCATGCGCTTAACGGACGATCATTCATCGACTCCGTATTCTGCTGTCAGGAACGCTTTGACCAATCCCGAACGAACAATATCATCCAGTTTATACTCCACCGTCGCGGACATCTGTGTTGGCATCTGGGAGATAACTTCCATCAGCTTACCGAATCCGCTCATCTCTCGTTTTGACTTTGAAGCCAAATCGTCCTGGCGGTGATCTCCACACAGAACCACTTTACTATGCAAACCGCACCGGGTGATGACGGTAGACAGTTCGTGGTAGGTGCAAGATTGCATCTCGTCGATAATGATAACGGCTCGATCGTAGGTGGTGGATCTCAGAAATGAGGTCGATTTGAACTCAAGGTACCCCAACGACTTCAAATTATCGTACTGGTCCCCGTTATACGTGGAAATCATCTCGTTAACCATTGCCCGGTACCCTGCTTCGTAATGAGAATTCTTCTCAGTATCGTCACCAGGCATAAATCCCATATCCCGTGTTTGTACCGCACTTCTGACGATAATCACCTTGTCTACTGACGTAGTGGGATCAAAGACCTCAGAGAGAGCCGCATAAAGCGCCATGAACGTTTTTCCGGTACCAGCGCAACCGTACTGCATGATTAGCGGGCACTGGCTGTAGTAAGCCTGTAGGAAGTCGTCTTGGCGGTCGCTTTTCGTTTTGAGGGATATCAGGTCGTGGGGGTGAAACTTCTTGCGGGAGAGAGATTTTGCTACGTTAAGGTCGGTAACATTACCTTGGTCAAACTTTTGCTTCTTCGAGGACATCAATGAATCTCCAGATTGTAGTTCGGCGTCTGCCATTCATATTTAAGATTAACTCATAGGAATTCACTTTAACCTCACTCTCCACTGGAACATTGACCAAAGAAATATTGTGTTAGGGAAGTGGGGGGGTTCGCTGCGCTGGCGAGCTGAAGTTTAGCTAAACGTTTAATGCCGATGAATGCTGCGTTTCAGCGATGTTTTGCTCAATTATATCCTCTAGGGAAATGACACGATTCTCTCTAGGGAAATAGCCTCTGTAAAACGCTGTTAGAAATGATTGCCAAACACTGTTCAGATAGAGTTAATAATGGACTATTGGGGATCGTTGACTAAATAACGTAAAAGAGAATTTATTATATGAAGATTTTGACAAACAAGAAGAGTTATCAATTGAAAGCAGTCATCGAAAAGAAAGATTGCCTCCGTTCATACTACCTAGTATCCGGACAGTCGATGACTACTTCTGGGCAGATAGTATCTGTCGAAAATGGAATTCATGTGGGAGAGACACCCAAACGAGTAAATAGGAAGTCCGAATCAACAGAAATGAATACTCAAGACGAAAAACAAACTATGGAGATAGAACATAATGAGCTTTAATACTTCTCCGGGCGTCTATACTCGCGAACTTGATCAGTCTTTCCGCGCAAACCCCGTATCTGGGAATGTGGGTGGGATTGTCCTGACGGCGAGCAGAGGCCCTCTGGATATCACATTAGTATCATCCGAGCGAGACTTCATCCGTATCTACGGTGAGCCCAGCTTGGATAACCCCTCTATGTACGCGGCACTGTCGTTCGTACAGAAAGTGGGTGGCATGAACGTAAAACGGGTAATCGTCGATGCAACCGCATCCACTGGAATCTATACTCCAGTCGCCGATGACTTACTCACATTCACCGCAGCAAGCCCAGGGGCATGGGGGAATAGTGTCGTCGTCAGCTTCGCAGAATATACCGACGATGCTGACCTATTTTACATTGATATCACCGACGGATCTGTTAAAGAGCGGTTTCTGGTATCACTGGATCCAACCAAACGTGATGGATTTGGCAATTCGGTCTACATCGAAGATGTTCTCAATGTTCGCTCATTCTTGACTACAGTGGATCATGATGTAACGATAATTGATCCGATAGATCTGGCCGAGACCGTTGAATTGACTGGCGGTACAGATGATACCACCCCTGTATCTGACTCCGAGGTCATCCTTGGTTGGGCAGATTTTGATCAGGTGGAAACCGTTAGCGTAGATTACTTGATCAACGCCGGTTTCACTGAAGCGGCTGTCCACGGGACGATGGTATCTCTTGCCGAGTCTCGTAAAGATTGCTTTGCGGTACTGGACACGACTGACCTTACCAGTGCAACTGATATTGAATCGTACCGGAAGACGACTTCCAATCAGAACTCTTCCTACGCGGCTTATTACGCTGGATGGATCGATATCTTTGACGCTTACACCGGTCGCAATGTATCTATACCTCCAAGTGGTCATGTTGCAGCAGTTTTTGCATTGACACAGACCAACTACAATCCGTGGGATGCTCCTGCTGGTTTACAGCGCGGTGTTATTTCCGGTGCTGGTGTTCGCGGTGTCTCCAAGATCTGGAGTGAAGCTGAACGGGACTTGTTTTATACGGCTCAGATTAACCCAATCCAGCAATTTCCGGGAACGGGTATCGTGGTCTGGGGTCAGAAAACATCACTGACCTCGATTTCTGCGTTTAACCGCATCAACACTCGCCTACTGTTCAGTTATGTTCGTTCTAGTTTGCGTGTAGCGCTGCGTCCGTTTGTGTTCCAGGCCAATACGGCATTTACCAGGAGTTCAGTACAATCATTGTGCTTTAACTTCATGGAAGATATTCGTAACAACCAAGGGGTAACGGACTTCCGTGTTGTGGTTGAAGAGATCAACACGCCGCAGGTTATCGATTCAAACCAACTTCTAGTTGAAGTATGGATCAAACCAACGTCGTATGCAGAGTTTGTTCGTTTGGATACTATTGCTATCCCGACTGGTCAGGACTTCTGATCACCGGGTGATCGAACAAAGGCCGTAACTAAGTGGTCTTTGTTCGCCGATGGCTAAATAACAATGAACTCGCTTTGCTGCGCTAAAACTATTAGGAGTTAAACATGGCAACTATCGAAGATGTAAGAGGGATTACCCCACAGATGAACTTTGAGTGGGAGGTTGATATCCTTGGTCCTTCTACTGGTGGTGAGTCTGCTCTGACCATTCATGCACAAACAGTAACCATTCCAGAAACCTCTCTGGATATTATTGAAATGAACTTTAAATCAGAAAAGACGACACACGCTGGCCGCACATCAAGCCCGCGTACAATGACCATTGGCTTTATTGAAGACCAAAACCTGACTGTTTATAAGTTCTTCAAGAATTGGTTAAACCTGATTCACAATGAATTTTCGGGCGGTGGTGTGAACCGTGCTGGGTATATCGCTGGCATTAACATTTCACACTTAGAGAAAGATTCGACTACGGTATCGGCACTCCACACTATTCTCGGTGCTTATCCGACGAGCTTGGGGGATGTGTCTCTGAGCTATGACAATTCAGAAATCATGACCGTCGAAGTTACTTTTTCATTCCAAAACCACAGTGTAGCTTGACACCTTCAGAAAACTTAAAAGCGCCTACGGGCGCTTTTTTTTGCGACTAAATAAAGTGGTAACCCAGAGGATTGATATTGATTTCTCCAGAACTCATTTTTGACATTGGCCAAACGTTCACTAACGAGCGCGGTAGGATTCTGTTAAAAGAACCGCAACGCTCCTATATGTGGGAAGCCTATATCCTTGATCCCAAGCCGCGTGGTGGGGATGAGGTCAAGTTGTATATGATATCGGGATTCGTCCCCGCTAGTACCAATGAGCCTATTCGCGGACGATTCATGGGTCAACAGTACGTGAATACTGGGTATGAGACATCCATGAATGTGTTTACCACTACTTTGTGGGACGATGATACTTTATTCTCTTATCGATACATGCAGGAATGGATCAACCAGATCAATGATCCCGTCGCCGGTAGGAATGCCGGTAGGGCAGCAAAGCGAGATCTCGTTCTAATCACTAAGAATAACTTCGATAACCGGGCTACCGGAACTTTTTCATTGATCGGGTGTTATCCTACAGAGCTGGCAGCAGCTCCATTAGACTATTCCAATAGCAGCAATTTTACGTTCGATGTGACGTTGGTTTTCGATCACAAATTCATGAATGACACCGCAGAATCCTATAGGTTCGACGAATGAGCTTTAACTACGAAGAATCATATCAACTGAAAAAAGCAATGGAGCCTGCCCGTGCTTATCTTTGGCGGGTGGTGTTGCCTGATATCAGAGAGTCGAGTGGTCGTATCTCTGGATCCCCATCTATGATATGGGCGAACAACAATGCCAGACCGAATAACCTATACGTGAACATGAAAGAGCTAAACACTCGGGTGACGGAAGTTTCGACTCCTTACTTTACAATAGAAACTCGGAAGAACATATCGGGCGCGTCATATTGGTACAGTCCAACTCACAATGACATCGCATCGATTTCTATGACCATGATGGAAGACCAGAGCGGTTCTACCTTTCGGTACATTGATGCATGGAAAAATATGATGATGAACTCCAATGGTACCTATAACCCCCCGGCTTTCTTCAAAAAAGAGATTTATATGTATCGTCTGAATTTGATGAAAAAAGACTTTCAGGTGTTTAAGTATGTCGGCTACTTTCCGAATGAGGTAGCTGAAGTTTCCAACAGCTACGAAGAAAACTCTTTGCTCAAATACCAGATCAGCTTTACTGGCGACTCGATGTCACATACCCATATACAGGAAGCGGACTTTGACCGATACTTTGGAAGTACGGATGGATACTCTCGCCTTCAGAAGAAGTTGATGGACGTGGAACTAAATGCGCCTAGGGTACTGGATAATCTGGTAGACGATGCACTGTCCGGTATTGGTATAAACCTACTGCGAAAAATCATCTAAATAGAAAGTAATGCAAATCCAAAGGGGGAATTATGCAGCAACTCAAAACCGAACGTCCTAAACGTAAAAAATCACCAATGGAGGTTAGCCCTGCCGAAGAAGTTATAGACACCCCGGTAGATGAAGCAACGGATGATGATTTCTACGGCTATACCGATCAAAGCTATGAAGATGACCATGATCCGAGCGACAACTCCATGGGTAACATCATCGACCTCCCCAGTAAGGGAATGCTTGGGTACCCAGGCGAAGTTACCTACCGGGAGATCATGGCGGGTGATGAAGAGATCCTCAAAACGTCTACAGCGAAGAATTTCCATCGTACTGTTAACAAGGTACTGAAGTCGATCTGCAACGCGCCAGAACACTTTGACGAGATTTCATTGCATGATCGGGATTACATCATCAGCTATATCTGGGCCAACACCTATGGTAGCAAAAAAACATTTGATGTTACTTGCTCCAAATGCAGCGCCAAGGAAGAGGTCACGGTTGATATGACCCAAATCCAGGTGGATGATATCAAAGAAAGCTACAAGAAAGACTTCAAGTTGGTTATCAAGAAGAAGAATAAGGAGATCTTCCTTCGTTACAGTTGCATTCGTGATGAAAACAACTGCGAGAAGTTCTTTATTGACCATCCGGATTCCGGTGATACAAAGGATTTCGTGATGATGTGTTTTGCTATCAACTTCAAGCAACCCATGGATATCTCGGAACGAGTCCGGTGGATGAAGGAAAACGCTAGTGCGAAAGAGATGCAGACCATCAAGGCATTTCATAGTCACTTCAGATTTGGTATGGATACCCAATACGATCATGTTTGTTCAAAGTGTGAGGGGGTCACTAATACCTATATACCCTTTCACCCCCAGGACGTTATCGCCCCTGAGTTACAAACAGATTTTGAGGAACTACTACACGCTCAGTAAGTTTCTCAAGATCGGGATAGAGGATGCGCGTAAGATGCCGATGGTTATTATGCGCTACTATATGGAAGAGCTCGGTAAGGATGTAAACAATAAAGATCCGATCCTTATACCCCAGAGGTTGATGTGAAACTAAATAGGGATGTAACTTATTGAGGACATCGGATGAAACTCGTTATTGAACACTTCCAGAAATACGCTCTGAAAGCGGTTGGAGATATTGCCAAGAGCTCTAACATGCTTTCAGAATCCCAACATGCAGAGCTTTTTGGCGACATAATTCACGTAGTCGAAGGCGAAACCGATCCCGATCGGTACGGTCACGGTATCGAATATACCATTTTTCGAACTGTATGGGATGATCCTATACGGTTTCCTTCCTATGCAGACATGTACGATGCCCTCCATCCGGAGAAAATCGACCCACCTAAAGATAAATCAAAAGCGATCACCCGCGCAGTAACCCACTTCAAGAAGTTTAAAAGTGATATGGGTTCTTCTTTTAGGGATCAACAAGAGCGTCTGGAATGGCGGATTGAAGAGCTATCAACAAAAGAGGGCCGCGAAGCTAAACGGGGAGAGAAAATAAATCCCGGTAACCGGTCAGCCAAAGAAGATACTCGGATCAAGAAGATCAATGATGCCGAATTGTTTCCCGGTAAATTCTATACGAATAAAACAAAAATACCTTCACGTAATTGGTATGCCTGGTGGGCTGTATGGAGACGTCGCCAGCAGTCTGTTCCGCCCAATCCATCATCCAAGATTTTGGATCTTTCTCATCTCGGTACTCGGTGGGAGAAGCATTTCGTGATGGGATATTCCATGGATCAAAGTACTACCTATGAGGTTTGGTATAACACCTACAACAGCTCGTTCTCGGTTCATGATAAGAACGGCAATCCCGTACTTGATTCTGCACCCACAGTACGCCAGGCTATTAGTGGGATGTTTACTATCATCGCTAAGGTATCTGACATGGATTCTACGTACATCCGGCAGGTACGCGGGTCTGTAGATAAAGCATTTACCCATACGCTCGACCAGAAAGCATTCCAGGCCGATGCCGAAGTAGTGAAAAAAGCAGAAAAAGAAGAAAAGAAAACTCGGGCCGACAACAAACGTGCTGAAGACGAGATCAACCAACAGGCGAAGTCCAGCCAAGCATGGAAGGAATTTAAGGCTAACAACTTCAAAGTACCAGAAGATGAAAGCTCTTATACCTCTCAGGCGGCACCTTCTGGGAGTGCCGGTGCCGGTGCCGGTGCAGAAGATGCCGATCTGCGTCAGCGAATTGCCGGTACATTGGACGGATCGTATAATGATTCAGAAGGTGCCTTCGCTTCTCGTAAAGACAACAAAGAGACATCTACTAGAAAGAAAAATATGGCGGCGAAAGACCGTAGAGCAGTTAACGACAAAATGGGTAATTGGAGTAATGGGATATCGTCCAGTTTTTCCGAAGCCAAGATAATCGAGCTGGAGGAGTCTATTGTCTCTGGCGACGAACTCACCGACGCGAGCAACAATCCGTTGTACAGCAGAGAAGCAAACCAGCGATCAGTTGTTGCCATGAGCCAGGCCGATAACAGCATGACGAAGCAAATGTTGAGCTCTGATATTATCGGCAGTGTAGAGCAGTATGATAAAACGAAATTCAACACCAGCCCGTCCGTATTCAAACGACTGGCAGTGAAGATGTTTCCATTTCTGCGTTCGCGTAAGGCAAATATCCAAACCCCGGTGAATACAAAGTCAGTTATCGGATTGCCGTCAAGAGTCCGTGGTAGGTTACATGGGGTCGATGTTCGTGCTGATTTCGTGACAGGATTCTCTTTGGGCAGTATTGATATGGAAGTGTGGTATGTCCAGGAGCTCGACCTATATGATTCGAGTAATCTTCTCAAGAAGTTCTCTGTATCAAAACAGAAAGCTGGTTTCTATGTATATGATGTTAAGTCCATGCAGTTGATCCAGAAAGACATTCCCTATTTCCGTTTGGCATTGCAAACGGTGTTCCTGAAGATTGGAGCGCCTATGCCAGATCAAAATACATCCGACAGAAGTAGAGACGACAGAGGTAGGTCTAATCGATGATATCATTTGATGACGATGAAAAAAGATCGATTGGGGGGATTTATAAAAATTCTTCCGATGATTTTGGTCAGGCGTCAAAGAACTCCGACGTGAGAGCCGGTTCATCTGGCGTAGAATCCGCATTTTCTGAAAAGAAATCGGAAAAGAGCGGCAATAGTTCAGTGTCAAGTCGTGGAGAACAAACAGTCTCTACCATACTGTCCGAATCTGACGACGAAGCGTTTGAGCCACTGATCGACCAAATGAGATCGAGCGTATTTACGGTAACCGTAGAGAACGCCAGGGCTGACTTTATTGCACCACTGTCCAACGTATTGGTAGATATCAGTGAGCACGAGCGCACCCAACAATTCAAACGCGACTTCGAATTTCAATCTCTGTTTGGTAGGGCGCTCGTTTCGCTTCAAAAAATTCAGGATTCAACTAGCTTATTCGTCCGCCCCCAAGGGTTCATTGGTAATATCTTCGAAAAATTGTTTGTATCAAGACGCCGAGAGGGTATGTCTGTGGTCAATGCGATATTGGAGCAGACTAATTTCATGCGAACGGGTAAGTTGGATCGAGATCGCGGATTTTTTGAAAGCATCTTCGAGCCACAGGCAATAGGTAGAGGGTTCTTAAAATTGGCCACCGGTTTTGGGATTGGTCGAGATAAAGCAGCAGAAGCGGATCGAAAAAAAGCGAACGGAGAACAACTCAGTTTCCTTGAACGGATCTCTTCTGGAGTCTACCAGGACATAACATTTCAGAATCATAGCGAAGTTGCAGAAAAAACAAGAGGCGAAACGTTACTGGCGGCGATACAAACCCAAACATCCGATGACTGGGAAAATGCCCTCTACCTAAGTGAATCTATTAACGGAAGGCTTAGTGGGGTTGAATCGGGCATCATTGGTGCAATCCATCACGGAATTGCGGACCCGCTGTTCAGTATCGCTAATGATGTGCCACTGATAGATATTAATCCCGATCTGGATTTCTCATTCGATCGCGATACCTCCGAATCGGTTGGTCGTGAAAAGACCATGGTCGAAGTTCTTAAGGAACAGTTTCTGGTAATGCAGGAAGAGCTGCCAAAACTAACCGACCAAATGAGAGAGCTGTTGAGTAATGGTGGAGGTGGAGGATCTGTCGGTGGGTTTGGTGCAGGTGCAGCATCGGCTGGCATCACCGGGTGGCTTATGCGTAGTTTAGGCGGGGGTAGGGGAGGAGGACCACGGGTTGGTCTGCTCACAAGGCTAATGACTGGGTTCCGCGATATGTTTGGTGCTCTTGGCCGGATACGGTTACCGTGGTTAGCCACCGCAGCGGCAGCAGTCGGTCTGTACGGGGCTACACAGAATTCTGCCGAGGATAACATCCAGTTGGGCGGAAGTATTGTCGGCGGGGTCGCAGGAGCTAAAGGTGGCGCGATGGCTGGAAGTTTTGCTGGTCCCGTTGGAACCGTCGTTGGTGGTATTCTCGGGGGCACCGCCGGGTTTATCGTTGGCGAAAATCTCGGTGAGATGATCGGTGGACTGCTAAGTGACAGTGTATATGAAACATTGTCAGAAGATATCGATGATCAATCTAAAACCGGTGCCGGACGGTTTGTAAAAAGCGCATTTAACGTTATGGGATCTGTATGGGATATGACTGCGGCTTATGCAGGTCCGTTAATGTCTGATGTATGGGATACCACTAAAAGTGCTTCTTCTTCTGCCTTCCAATGGGTCACGGATGCTACCAAAGATTTTGCCATCGGTGGAGCTAAAAGATTCGGTAACCTGTTTGTGGATTCCGTGTCTGATGTATCCGGCTTAGTAGGTACTACTTTACTCAATGGAGTCACGGCTGGTATACCAGCACTCGGCGGATTAATATGGAAAACGGCTGAATGGTACATAGAAGAGTTCAGTCCTGCAATGTTCAGTCTCTTTGGTAACCTGCTGGCGGGCATTGGAGATTTTTCGCTTACCGTACTCGGACGTATTTGGGGTGGTATAAAAGATAAAACCTCTTCGTTGTTTGCACCGGGCGGAATTTTCGGTCCAGCGGAGAGAGATAATCAAGATCCGGAGTGGTGGAGGGTTACCGCCGAGGATAACTCGTTATACTCAAGTATGCCGGGTGCCGGGTCACGGGCAGTAAATAATAACAGGGATCGGGCCGAGGCGTTCTACACGCGATGGATGTCTGAAAATCTGGATTTCAATCCAGTCAATCCAGGTTCCGATCGTAGTAATGAAACTGAAATCACCATCCCAATGAAAGACCCCAGAATGCCGTCGGCAAACTTGTTGGATATGATGAGGGATGGGCGTGATCGCCCGAATGTAGCTCCTGGAAGATCCATTACTGATGTAGACTCAAGAAATATTCGTCGTCCTGAAGAATCCTGGTGGTCGAAGCTGATGAATAATTCGCCCAGTGAAGCAACTCCGAATATGGGCGATCAAGGAAGCTCGGCTGATAGTGCATTTGCACCAGTGACATCTCCGGATACACCGACAAATAATGCGAATTCGGTGGATAATGTCAACGAAGTTGGTTCCCGAGATTATAAGGAGGTTGCCTTACGGTACAGCCAAAAAGCATGGCAGGATGCGGCGGAAGCAAGCCAGGCGGAATACCAAAGGATATTGCAAGAGACTCTAAATATTGATGCATCAATAGTAAAAATACTGGAACGGGCAAACTCCACAGCAGAATTGACAAAGGCAGAGGTAACTAAAATGGTCGACGCTTTGAAGAATCGGCCAGATTCGTCGAATGGCGCTGGACAGGTAATTCCAGATTTCAATACTTCGTGGACAATATTGGGGATGGGCGAGTAATGGCTGAATGGCTTAATGCGTTAGATGATCGTCAAAAGATGATCATCACACAATACGAACGGGGAGACGATGGGGGTCTTGGGGGGACAATAAGATCCATCAAAGCCGCACTACCCGAAAACTTTGGCATCTCTGTTGGGTCTGTTTTCACAGATCCCTTCAACGCCAACGTGTCATCCAATTCTACGGTAGAGAAAGTTGCTGCTACGTTGCAGGTAAGTCGGAAGATCGGTGCCAGGGTAACATCCGTCTATTACAGCGGACCGGAACCCACAGAGATGTCGGTGGAATTGGAGTTCAATGCATTCTATTCTGCTGAACAGGAAGTAATGGCTCCCATCATATCACTGATGATGATGGCGGTCGGTACCGAAAAAGGCTTGAGTGATCTTAATGCCCAACTTAAGGAATCTTCGTCCAACTTTTTTACTGAAACAGCCAGCAAGTGGATTGAACAAATTGACAGTTCTGCCGCTGGAGGAATTGCAAGTGAAATCAAAATCATCAAAGGCCCACAGCCATGCCAAATAAAGTTCGGGAATGTGATGACTATTGATTCCGCATACATCTCTACAGCATCGCCCTCATTTTCCAACATCCTGGACAATCAGTTTTTGCCGATGCAAGCAACGTGTGCGTTGACGATAAAAATTCAACGTAATCCATTATGGTCTGATATATTTGATATGTTTGAAAGTTATCAGAGGGTCACATAATGCTTAATGAACGCAGATTTCTGTACAGTAAGAACTCGGTTGATGGGAACTCTGAGCTCGACTACATCAACACGGCAATTATTGATATGGATATAACTTATACCGAGAAGTTTGTGGTAAATCAAACTTTGCAATTTCGTATAGATCTCATATCCTATCGGTTTTACAACACATTTGATCTTGGTTGGTTGATCTGTGATTACAACAACATAATGGATCCTTTTGACGAGATCGTTGTGGGTAAAGAATTGCTTATACCTGATCTGGGAGAATATTACTCATTCTTCAACGCCAATTCTGTTGTGAGATAATCCATGTCTGAGATCACCCTAATCGAGCAGAACAAGAAAGGTGCGATCGATGGCCTTGGCGGGTTCTATATAAGGCTAACGACTGATAAAAAAAATCAGAGCTTCATTGCAAGCTACAAAGTCATGGGGGTTACTGTAATCGAAACGATGGGATCTGGTACCCCCCTGGTTTCTATAGCACTCATGGATACTTTCGGTGATCTGATTAATCATAAGATAATCGAGGGAGTGTTTGAGTTCTATCTGTATATCTCAAACAATGACACCGCAAATCAGCGGTACCGGCTGTTACCATCACACATCAACTCCATGAATGCCACAGAAAGTAGAAACGACAATCAGATATACACCATCGATTTGGTGAGCTACCATTGGCCTGACATGTATCTCACCAGAAAAAATAAATCCTGGCGGGACAAAAAGTACTCTGACATTGTAAAAGAGATCGCCGAAGAGATTGGGTACCAGCAGATCAACGTTACTCCCACTAAGGAAGTGATTCCGAATGTCATCCAGCCGTACTGGACAAACTACCAAATGCTCAATTGGATCAAGAAGCGATGTGTGGCCAATCAAAGTCTACGCACGGGGCATTTTGATTTTTGTTCTACTGTGGACGACGGATTCTTCTTCATGTCTTCAGGTGATCTGGTTAAATCCAAAAACTCCGGGATCAATGTCTCCGAAGCACGGGGTGTTAAGACCCTGACGATGGTTCAGAAAGCGCCAAACTCACTGGAGACTTCCTTGAGACGGGCCATAAAGTTAGAAGTCGAGCAGAACTACATGCCTATGATGGTACAAGGAGCTGGGGGTGTTATTCCGTCCCATTACGATTACATGAATAAGAAGTATGTGGTAGGAGATACGGCAAAGTTCTCCGAGTCAGCAGAACCGCAATTATCGGACTGGGCATTCGTTTCTGAAGAGCACGAGATCGGCGATCGTCGAATTTATTCCCACAGCGCGATGGATGATGTTGGCCTGGCTGCGAACCTTAACAGCAACGCGGTTAATTCTATACAAAAAGTGAAAGCGTTGATCGATGGAGTCTCTGATATACAGATGGGTGAAGTAGTGGAAGTTCAGATACCCTTATCCCAGGAGAACTCTAAAATCATATTCAACGAGAACTTTTCTGGGTTCTATACGGTTTCGGAAAAGAAGATTATCGTTAACTTGAATACCAATAACGCACAGACGATCCTTAAATTGTCCAGGCAAGGCGTCAATGGTGCCGAAGTAAATACGCTCATCGCATCATCAAGGGGAAAATCACTTTGAATCCGAACGAATCAAGGCAGACAAGAAACAGTGCCGAGAAGTTCCTTGGAAACTATCGCGGGATTGTGATTGATAACAACGATCCGATGTTCAATGGTCGCTGTAAAATCAGGATTTTCGGTGTATACGATGAGTTGCTGGATGATGATCTTCCATGGGCTACTTTTTGCGACCCATTCATGGGAGGACTTCAGGGAATCGGCAGTTCGTTTATACCCAACATAGAAACACATGTGTGGTGTTTTTTTGAAGGGGGCGACCATCGGCTCCCTGCATACTTTGCGGGTGCTCCAGCGATGAATGGGGAGGGCTCACCGGATGTCCCGGAAGAAAGCCAGGAAAACTATCCCAATAACCGAGTGATCAAGACTAAAGGTGGGATCATAATCGAGTTTGATGATACTGAGGATAACGTCAGAATAAAGACAAGCCATCCGAGTGGAAGTTACATCGAGTACACCCCCGACGGGGTGACACAAGTGGTGATTGGTGAGAAAAAAGTACAGGCAGATACATTGATTGAATTTGAAGCAGAGTTGATCAATCTCGGCATCAATGCGGAAGAACCATTAGCACTCGGGGCAAAGCTTCTGGAGTGGTTAGCAAACCACAAGCATCCAACCAGTAACGGGTTGAGTGACATACCATCACCATCACCGAAGAAAGATCTACTAAGTGAAAAGGTGTTCACAGAATGAAATTAGATGAGTTAATTGAAGCAGCGTGGAAAGGACATGGATCCTTTGACATCCCCTGAACTACCATCCTCTTCTTAATTCCCGCTTAACTGATAAATACCCCTAGTGTATAAACTAAGGAGTCTGTTTTGGCCGTAAACGAAGATAATACAACCCCTGGTGGCGGTACCCAGGAACGTCGGGCCGTTGACAGACGAATCGTCAAAGTAGAGTTGGATGTAGAAATTCTAAAAGAAGAGCAGCGAGAATTTCGTGAGCAGTTAAAAGAGATGTTCATGGCCCATCATAAAGATATGAGTGACATAGCCATACGTCACAGCGAGCAAACCCTGAAGACCAACCAGGACATAGCGGAAGTCCATAAGATATTGGCTGCCCAGGCCGAACGAAGTAATATTGAGTACGGTATGATGAATACGTCATTGAAAGAGACCAACGAGGCTTTTCACGCCCTAACCAGTACCTTTGATAAATGGGGGCAACGTGCGGTTGGAGCCATCATTGCTTTGGGCGTTATCTATTTCATCATGTCCGGTACCCTTCCAGATTTCTTGATAAGTCTCGTTGAATGAGATTTCGTGAGCAGTGTTCTGGATAGAACCACACAAAAACCCCAGCGGACTAAATAGAAATGTAAACAACAAAGGTCACTTAGAATGCCCATTTCATTCTCTTCTACAAGAGCAAACAACCAGGCCCGCGAGTACGTTAGTCTCGGTGCAAGTGTGGACGGTGACATGCTTGTTATTTTCAAAGATCAGCTTGAAGCTTTTGACATCAAGTATTTGGATTATATTGAGGATAATACCGCCGGATCCGATCTTTTACAGAAGATCACTGATACCGATTTGGAACTGCCGAACAACCAGACCCCACTGGAATACTTCACTATATTCTTTCGTGGCTTGGTTCGCGCTGTTAGTAATAGTGCTATTGATGATATCCAAACTGCTAGGGGTGCTGTTGGAGACGCTCTTACTGTAGGGGTTCGTTCCGACCGTCCGCATGTGTTTGCATCTTTTAAATTTTTTGATAGTGCTGATTATGACAATGAAGTGACTGCGACCGGCGGAACGATCTCGGTCACTGGGATGCCAGTCGGTGCTTCTGGATACTTCGAAATATTCGGTTCACCACTAACGGCGTCTAATTCAAGTGACTATGCCGAACAGGGATCGTCACTTGAATCGGTTCGAGGTACTCCATCCTCAATAACTGGAGCTACTCACTATCTAATGACGGTCATTGCTTTTGGACAGGATAATTAATATATGAATCATTCATCATTCACAGTGGAGGCAGCGTAATGCCAGCACCAGCTCAATGGAAAGCCTCAGACTTAACACCAGCGGTCATCAAAGCAAGTGATGGGTCTATACGCACGGTGACTGGGCAGAGGGATGGGAGTAGGCCTTCTGGGCCTGCTGCACCCGAGTTCACTACAAGCACAACAAGCACCAGTATTACAGCGACCATCACGGACGGTAAAGGAGCTGATTCTTATGAGTCTCGCGTAGGGTCTGGGTCTTGGATTGCGGGACTGACGGTCAGTGGGTTATCTGTTGAAACGGCGTACACGTTTTAGGTGCGTGGTATCGATGAT